AATTAAATAAACTATCTGGATTAAAACAAGGATTAAAAAATAATTGTTTAGTTCTAACAGACTTCTCAAATAAATTCTTAAAATTAAATTCAGGATAAAAAGCCTTCTCAAAAAAATCATTAAAATATCTACCAGGTAAACCATAAAAAGAAAAAGTCTTTAAAAATGTTGGTAAACTCTCCGTCCAATAATTACCTTTTATATTCTTAAATACAAGAGGATCGGCAGTTTGACCAGTTAATTTAAAAAGTAAATCACTAATATCTTTAATTCCAAATAACCAAGGATTTCTAAAACATATAAGTGTATCATCCCCATACACCATAAGTTTATAAAATTTCTTACCAATACCAGAATCAATTAATACCAAAGTCCAATTAATCCAATTAACTATAGATCCAATAATACTTGTAAAAGGAGAACCAGTTGCAATACTCTTTCTTACTCTATATAAAAGACCACCTGGAATAACAATATTTTTATTAATAAAACCGGAAGCATAAAAACAATTCAAATTATCCATTTCAATTCCCTCTGGATAACAACATCTTAAAATACTAAAGGCTACTTTAAGAATCTCTCTCCCAACATGTTGATCAAATCTTTTCATATCAGCTTCCAAACAATACTCGAATTCATTAAGCCTTGAATGAAAAGAAGTGTAATTCCCATTCATAAAATCAATACCTGTTAAAATCTCATTACCCGAATAATTCTTATTAATACTTACTAATTTTCTATATAAATCATCAGTCCCAGCTAAACATGCTATCTTTGATATAGCATCAGGTACAATTAAAAATCTACTTCTTAGAGGCTCACCCCAAGACACTTTCTGAGCCCTAGATCTACCACCAACAGTCCAAATCGTCCTATCACTCCTCAAACCATCTCTAGCACTTTTAAGCATACAAAAAGCTGGGAACCTTGTCATGGCATCAACATCCTTCTGCTTAAAACCTTTACCAAAAAAACACTCTGGTATAAAACCTATTGCTGCATCAGGATTAACAGGAACATGAAAACAATCCTCTGGTAAAACCTCATCTACAACAGGCAATTTTAATTTATA